CACTGAAGGTGAAGAATTAGCAACACACTTATCTGGCGATAGTTTTCTGTATATTCTGTATTATCCAACGGATGATGGATACTATGATTTTTATGCTGAAATTATGGATGAAAGTGGCGTAGAACAAGCAATGTCTGAACTTGAAGGGGAAGACGAAAGCTAAAATGTCTTTTGATGATTTGACCAGTGAGAACGTCCTACTATATGCAGTCAAGGCTTACGATAAGCCCAACTGTATTATGAGTGAGTTCAAAGAAGACATGAAGCGGTTCAATTATTTGAAACGCTTGTTCTATAGGTACAGAAAAGAAGGCGAGATGCGTGAGCGTCTTGTCATCAATCACCTGATAGTGTTGTATAATGTTTTTGGTGTTGAGGTTGCAACTAGATTGTTGTTTTATCGCGTACACAAAGAAGATTATCATACACTCAAAACATACTTGCTGTTTCTAAATTACATGCCGAGTGTGGTAAGAGGTATCAAAGGACAGAACATTATATCATCCGACATAGCTGTGGACTTGAAAGTTGCTGAAGTTCTTAGGGAAATAAAATGACAATAAAAGAAGATGCACCAACAAACTCTGTAGCTGGTGGTAATGTAGCTGGTATTGGTGTGCCAAACCCTAATATTCCAAATCAAGCTGAACCAGGTATCAAACGTAAGAAGTTTGCGGGCTCAACCGTGTTCACTGTGCCATCAAAGTCTTTTGTAATGGCTAAGATGCTCAAGCGCAAAGGTGCTAGATTTGAGTCCTATCTTGGTGATCCTGATGTGTCCAAAGAAATTGCAGACTATGCAAATGCTAACTGGAAAGAAGGCATCGTGCTGGAAGATGAACAAACTGGCGCTATGGTCTATCTGAGATACGGTAGAGGCAACTGAGGTGTGGATTTTGGAATGGCTTCCTAGTTGGATTTTCTATGCTTGCTTTTTTGCTGGCGTGTTAGGTCTTGCTGCAACTTCTGTGTTGAAGTTCATTCCAGCCATCTACATCTATAAATCTCCAATACAAATATCATCCATCATTCTGATAGCATTTGGCACTTACATGGCTGGTGCTATCAGTAATAATGAAAAATGGGAAGCAAGAGTCAAAGAACTTGAACTCAAGATTGCTGGCGCTGAAGTAGCCGCAGCTAAAGTCAACACAGAGATTGTTGAAAAAGTTGTAGTCAAGCGTGAGTATTACAAAGAACGTGGCAAAGATGTTATTCAATACATAGATCGTGAAGTTGTCAAGTATGATGAACGATGTGTGATACCAAAAGAATTTGTGGAAGCGCACAACAAAGCTGCTGAGGTAGCCAAATGAAAACATTGATGGTGTGCTGTGCAACAATACTGCTAATGGGCTGTTCAACAACAGTGCCAGTAGCAGCAAAATTTCCTGAACCACCAGGTAAGATTATGATGGAACAATGTCCTGATCTAAAGAAGCTGGACGGCGAACCAAAATTGAGCGATGTGTCCAAGACAATCACTGTGAATTACACTGAATATTATGTTTGTGCTGTCAAGACAAGCGCATGGATAGAATGGTACAATAAACAAAAAATAATATTTGAGAGTGTAAAATAATGGAATTAACAAAAGACCAACTGAAAAAACTTCTTCCGAAGAATCCATATATTGACCAGTGGCATTCTGCGCTATCGCAGTTGCTGCCTGAGTACAATATCAATACACCGCAGCGTATTGCAGCATTCGTTGCACAGTGCGCTCACGAATCAGGTAACTTCATGGTACTCAGAGAGAATCTGAATTATCGTGCGCCAACTCTACGTAAGATTTTTCCAAAGTATTTTCCAACTGATGCTATGGCAAACGAATATGCAAGTAAGCCAAATAAGCAAGAAGCTATTGCTAATCTGGTGTATGCTAATCGTATGGGCAATGGTGCACCAGAAACTGGTGATGGCTGGCGCTATGCAGGCAAGGGCTTGATTCAATTGACAGGCAAGAGCAATTACACATGGTTTGCTGAGTCCCTACAAATTTCAGTAGAGGACGCATCTGAGTATCTGTTGACGTTTGAAGGTGCTGCACAATCAGCTTGCTGGTTCTGGGAAACAAACAATCTGAATCAGTGGGCCGACAAAGGTGATATCGTTACACTGACTAAACGAATCAACGGTGGCACAATTGGTCTTGATGATCGTATCAAGCACTATGAACATGCACTACATGTACTAGGAGCACACTGATGAATCGTGATGTAAAACTATTCAAATGGCTTGGAGTATTTTTACTCATACCTATAGCATTAGCTATTTTTGGTGGTGATAGATTTCGTTACCCATGCCAAAATCCAGAAAACTGGGAAAAAGAAATATGTAAATTGCCAACATGTGATGTGACAAGAACTTGTCCTCAACATATATTTAAGGGACAAAGAGACCCTAGATTAGGACCACTAGATGAAAATAAAAATGTTATTGGAGCAGTTGTGCCAACGCCTGCAATTTGCCCAACGCCCACAAAAGGAGAAGCCTGTGCAAAATGAAGTAATGTATACTGAAGAGCAATTGATGGCCCGATTGAAGTTTTTCATCGGCGTATGTCTTGCATTGACACTAACTGGCATTGTGTTCGTTGTGTTGTACTCACTGATTTTTGTGACGCAACCATTGAATGCTATCAGCCCAATTGACCAAAAATTCTTTGAGTTGATTGTTCCTATTGCAACTTTCTTGACTGGTACACTATCCGGCATCATGCTTGCTGGTGGTACTAAAGAAGAGACTGATGCTAAACTTGCTATGATGAAGCAAGCACAAGACAATGCCAATTCAGCAGCTAAGAATACTGTTGAGTTTGCTAAGACGCAAGCTGAGCCTGTTAGAGCACCTGTTGCAAGAACAGAACCATCATTCAACGTTGAAGCACCTATGCCAGCTGGACAAGTTATCATGGGTTACGGCGGTAAGCCAGCACCAGCACCAGCACCACAGCCTGAGCTATAATGCTAAAAGGAATGCTAGACGACTCACACAACAAATCTCTTAGCAGTAAGAGAGTTGTGACTTTTCTAGCATTTCTGCTATGTGGTATCGCATTCATTGCTAATCTATTTTGGGGTTACCAAGTTGAATCATACATGTTTGAGGGCATGATATACCTAGCAATGGCTGGTCTTGGCTTTACAGCATCAGAGAAATTCGCATCTATAAATAAGAAAACGGAGAACAACTCATGAAAAAACTTATCGCATCAATTATGCTGGCCATCGCATTGAGCCCAGCATATGCAACAGACAAAGAACCAGAAACCAAACGTGTTTGCGTTGAAGAAAAAGATGCAAAAACTGGTAAAGTAAAAGAAGTTTGCAAGACAATCAAGATTCATAAGAAACTTGAAGGTACCAAAGTTCCAGAGAAGAAGTAAATCATGGCTACCACCGTAGAACGAATTGGTATCGTTGAGACCAAGGTTGAAAATCTCAGTGAGAAACTTGATGAATTAAAAGTGGATGTAAAAGACATGCACGATTGCCTCGATAAAACACGCGATGATTTAAAATCTGATCTTGAAAAAATGTATAATGCATCATGTGATCAGCATGAATCATTAGCTAAAGAGATTAGATCACTTAAAAATTTGAAGGATCGTTGGACTTGGATGGCCGCTGGTGGATTGGCTGTGGGTGGCTGGATTGCTGGTCACTCAGAAAAACTTATAGCACTGTTTACCTAATTACCACAGAAACATTAGGTAAATTATTCAGTTGACTTGACTTTTTGGTGGATGTGTATATAATGTATAGCTATGAGTCTGTCCACCGATCTATCATTCGTTCAACGAATCACACATCGTTTCAATAAGTATCAGCGCAAGTCTGATTACCTATTCAACGTCCGTTGTCCTCTATGTGGGGACTCACACAAAAACAAGACCAAGATGCGTGGGTATATCTACCGGCGCGGAAATGGTCTTTTTTACCTTTGCCACAACTGTGGTGAGAGTATGTCTCTTGGTAATTTTATCAAGCGACTTGATGGTACCATCCACAAAGAATATGTCCTGGAAAAATACAAGTCCGGTGAATATAATGGCGTAGCAACTCGCCGAACGCTGTTTGATGTTCCTGTGACGCGATTTGGTAAGGTAGAGAAAAAGATTTTTGATAATGCTGAACGATGTGATAAACTATCCGCCCAGCATTTCTGTGTTTCCTATCTGAAGAATCGCAAGATTCCACTTGAGCATTACAAGAACCTATACTTCACTGCAAACTACAAAAAGTTCTGTGATGAGGTGTATCCTGAGCATGGCAAAGATAAGATCACGGCTGATGCAAGGCTAATCATACCATTCTATGATTCGTATAATGCAC